AAGATCATGAAGTCTGATGAGTATGAGGAGTTGTTCAACTTTGATCCTGATATTCACGAGATTAGATCTAAAATTAGATCACCTAGTAATTTAAACAATGGTAAGTTTACCAGTTATCTGGTAAGTGAAGAGTTATTAAACAAAGATTTCTCCAAAACAATACCTAAGAATATTGGTCGTTCAGCGAACAAAGATGGAACGATACGGTTTGGTGTTGAATTGCTTGGTAATAATCCTGTAGATAATAGAAGTAAAAGGTTCAAGGTGAAGAAATGAAGTTATTGATTGATCCAAAATATGATCCCACAGGTAAAGAAATTACGTCCAAATTGAAACTAGGCCCAGGCATTAGTATGGCAAAGTTTCTAGGCGCTAGAGGATCTAGAACTCAAATCAAAAAGTTATACAATGAAGGATTTAATGGTCCACCTGATCTAGATCAGATAGCAAGAAATCTTGTGCTTCATGCACAAATTATGCAGACAGTGGTAAGCAACCAAGAGTACGCACAGCATCGACTGATAGTTTCAGAAGGTATCTACGAACCTAATCCCGCGTTTGATCCTTCGGGAAATTACATCGGTGAAAGACCTGGCGACATTCTTAAATTGAGAAGAACAGGACAAGCGGTTGTATATCAACTAGTGGATCGTGCAGGTAAAACTGATCCAAGAAAAACATTCGATCTCGCGGTATATTGGAAAGATTATATCAACTATGATAAGATAACGTTAGATTACGACACGTTTGATCCAAACGGAGATCTTACATCTCAAATCGTTGTAGAAACACCCGTTGTCCCAGTGACTTTTGAAGTAAGTTATAAATATGATATTGAAACAAAATATAATGGTGTGTTGCAAACTAAGAACGAATTTCTAGAAATCTTACCTGATTAGTATAAATAAAAGAAAAATGGTTTATTAATGGCAATTAATCAAGAAGACGGTAATTTATCATCGAGCCCTCGGGTCACCAAGATCCGACCGTACTCTGATATAGATCTAACCTTTGGTGCTAGAACTGCGACTGATGGAGATGTGTTTAGAAAAACTGATGCGGCTTCTGTAAAACAGGCATTAAAAAATCTACTATTAACGAACCGTTTTGAAAAACCTTATCGTCCAGCATACGGTGCTAACTTGTCGGGTCTTTTGTTTGAACTTGCTGATGCTGATACTGGTAATGAAATAGCATCACGAATTAAAAATACGGTTACTCGTTATGAACCACGAGTTAAAATTTTAAAATTAAAAGTAATTTCTCAACCAGATTACAATAAAATAAAAGTGTTAATAGAATTTCGTGTTGTTAATACTGGTATTATAGATGTATTGCAGTTGGTATTAGGTGGTTCAGAGATCTGTGATCCTCCTTTTAATCCGGCTCCACCAGAACTAGAGTTCACGGGCGATCGTATTGTAAGTGAAAATCTAGATAATTTGATAACCGAAGCAGGTGGTTTTATATCTTACGATGATGATGCTGAAATTTATTTAGACATAGCGTTGATAACAGCGTAACAGGAGAAATTAAATGGCAACGGCTATAAAATCTACTGAGTTAGATTTTGACAATATTAAAAATAATCTTAAAACTTTTCTAGCTCAAACGCCTGAATTTGCCGATTATAATTTCGAAGCATCTGGGCTTTCAAGCATTCTGGATGTGTTGGCTTATAATACTCATTACAATTCGTTATTAGCAAATTTTGCATTAAACGAATCTTTTCTTCCAACTGCACAACTTCGATCTTCTTTGGTAAGTCTTGCTGGATCATTAGGTTACAGTGTTAGATCTAAAACTGCGTCTTGTGCTATAACCAATTTATATGTTGTTAATCCATTTATACCAACATCTATGGTTTTGCCTTCTGGATTTAAATTTAGTTCTACGATTAATAATAAATCATATACATTTAAAACACGAGAAACTTTAATCGCAACTAACAATGGTTCTAATCAATATTACTTTCAACTTGGGGAAAATCAAAACATAGCCATTTATGAGGGTATTGAACAACGCAAACTTTTTGTTGCTGGGCCCGCAGGAGAAAACGAATCTTATATTATTCCAACTCAAAACTTAGATCTACAAACTGTTCAGGTTAGAGTTTACGCTGATCCTTCTACTACTTTTTATGATGTGTATACTGAAATTAGTGATGTTGTTAGTATTGGCCAAGATTCTAGAATTTTTGTTGTGAAAGAAACACCTAATGGTCAATACGAGTTGACATTTGGCAATGGTGCTAGATTAGGAAAGTTTCCATCAGCGGGTAATAAAATTGAAGTTATCTACGATGCTGTTGCTGGACCTAATGCCAATGGAGGAAGAACTTTTATTCCTGTAGATACTGTTACTGATGGAGAAGGTAACAATCTAACATTAAATGTAGTTACTGTCACGGGTTCCATGGCAGGGCAAGAAAAAGAACCTATATCTTCTATTAGAAAAAATGCGCCTTATTTGTATGCGACACAGAATAGAATGGTTACCGCCTCAGATTATAGTTCTTTAGTTCTAAGGAAATTTTCTAATGTAATTAGCGACATTAAATCGTGGGGTGGAGAAGATAACGTTCCTCCTCAGTATGGTACTGTGTTCTTATCTATTGTTTTTAATACTGAAAATGCCGATATCATAGAACAAACAAAAAAAGATATTATATCACTCGCAAAAAATCTATCGGTGGCTTCCTTTAGTATCAGCTTCACTGATCCTAATACAACATATTTGGTAGTAGATACCAAGTTTCAATGGAATCCTAATTTAACAAGTTCATCTCAAACAGCAATTGAACAGATTGTCAAAGACACTGTTATCAATTACTTTGATGCACAGTTAGGTGGTTTTGATAAATCATTTAGAAGATCCAATCTTTTAACATTAATTGATGATGCTGATCCTTCTATTCTTTCATCTCGGGCTAATGTTAGAATGCAATATAGATTTATTCCTAGTGTCGGTATTTCAAATTATACGATACAATTTCCTTCTAGTATTGAAACATCTAATACCACTTCACATTCTATTACTAGTGATAGTTTTAATATCTCGGGTAAAGTTGGAACTTTTCGTAATCGATTAGGATCTTCTGTTATAGAAATTATAGATATTAGTACAGGTAAAAATATATCAGATAATGTCGGAGAATATAATGCGTCAACAGGGACAATAACATTAAGTTCTTTTACTGGTTCCCTATTATCGAACAATGCAAATATTAAAATCACTGCTGTTCCCGCAAACGAATCCACAGTTAATGCTTTGCGTAATAACGTTTTAAATTTCGATGCAACAGCATCTACGACAACGGCAATTATTACCGATTCACTATAAACAAAGGATTGAAAGAGAAATAAAATGGCATCATCTACGACAAGAAGTTTTAATAGAACAATGTTAGACCAATTCAAGAAAGATCTTGATAGTGATGGTGTAGAATATTTTATAGGTATTGCAAAGAATACTCCTTTTTCTTTAACATCACCGCTCGATATTAAATCTATTCATTATCAATCCGAGATGCGTCATACTCTACAGTCTGTTAAAACGTTATCATCCAATTCTTTCGTTGTTCCTTTAATAAATTGGACACCAAATATTATTTGGCAAGAATATGACGATGGTTTAACACTGGGTGCTACAGATCAAGTAACACAGTTTTATGTTTTAAACTCACTCAACGAAGTGTTTATTTGTATTCAACAAAAAAAATTAGCAGGCGGGCAAAGTGTAATTTCAACAGTTGAACCAACATCGAGTTTATCTTTACCTGGTTCACCCGGCAGAACATTTAAAACGTCAGATGATTATTACTGGAGGCAGATTGGTGTTTTGAGTAACTTGGCTATAGCTAATTTCAAAACGGCAAATTGGATGCCTGTGAAACACATTACAGATCGTTCAGACTTTCTAGCAATTTCGGAAGAGAGCACTCAACGTAACTTACAAGATTCTGCAATCGCAGGTGAAATAATTAACATTGCCATTGATAGTGGTGGATATGGTTATACAGAAGCTCCTACTATTATAATTGGAGGTGATGGTGAATTCGCTGCTTTCTCTTGCGAAATTAATGATGGGAAAATTGTTAAGATTAATATTGATTCGGCTATTCCTTTAGATGATATTGCCGACCCAACAGGATTCACACGGCAGGTTGGTGTCTATAGTGGGCATGGCCGTGGATATACTCACGCATCTGCTCAGACTGCTACTGGAGGATCTGTCTTACGACCAATTCTTGGACCCAGAGAAGGTCTTAATGCCAATCCTGTTGTAACTTTGAAAGCGGAATCTCTAATGGTTCAAGCAGATTTTGCAGGTAATGAATTCAATGAAATTTTGGCGCATAATGATTTTGCACAAGTTGCACTTTTACGTGATATTAAACAAACTGATGGTATTACTCCTTTCGTCTCAAATACAGGCAATGGGATGAAACATATTGAGATTACAGTTAATGGTGGTGGTGGCACAGTCTTTACAGAGGACGAATTAATTTCCAATGCAGGAGAAAACGTGTTTGGAAGAGTTTTTCACCACGATACTATATCTACCCCCAATAAACTTTATTACTATCAAGATGATGAAACCGGGCATGTTCCATTCACTTCAGCGGATACTTCTATAAAAAACTTTAATCAAAACCAGACAACGGCCTCAGTTGTTAGCTTTCAATTACCCGATTTTGACATATATTCGGGTGACGTTTTATATATAAATAATCTAGATACCGCAATAGATCGTGCAGATAATCAAACCGAAGACATAAGAATCGTTATTCAGTTAGGACAAAACTAATGCCAACAACATTTACTACTACCACTTTATCGGGTTTATATAACGATGATTATCAGGATTCTGATAACTATCATCAAATTTTATTTAATTCTGGTAGAGCCTTACAAGCTAGAGAATTGACTCAACTGCAAACTATGATCTATCAAGAGATGGGACGGTTTGGTGGAAATATTTTCAAAGAGGGTTCCGCAGTGTCATTTGGTGGTGTTGGAATAAACTCTTTTTACGATTATGTCCAAATCGCTACAATTGTAAACGGGGTCTTCAGTGATATTCCTGTGGGAACTATATTTACTAATGATAACGGTGTTAAAGCTAAAGTGATATCGGTTCTTAATAGCACTGTTTCTAATCCTAATACATTGTACGTTAGTTATATTGATGGCGGTGCCAACGTTGCCTCCGGAGAATCGCCTTCATTCTCACCTTCCGACAATATAACGGCTCCTGGCTTTGGGTTAACAGTGTGGGATACAGGACAAAATGGAGCAACGTCTCCCGTAGGCAGAGGTACTAGAGTAGATGTTGCGGGTGGTGACTTTTTTGTATTAGGTAGATTTGTACGTGCAACACCACAAAATTTAATTCTGTCTAAATTTAGTCAAACTGCTAATACTACGATAGGATATAAAGTTATTCAAGAAGTAGTATCAGTAAATGATACTACTGATTTATATGATAATAGTGGCGGTATTATTAATAATGCCTCGCCTGGTGCTGACAGATACAGAATTAGATTAGAACTGGTTGAGAAAACTTCAATCACTTCCGATGATACGTTCGTCTTTGTAGCTAAAATTCAAAATTCTAAAATTGTGGAAAAGGTTGATGTTTTAGATGATTATAACAAAATTAATGATGTCCTTGCTTTAAGAACAAACGAAGAGTCTGGCGATTATATTGTTAAACCTTTTACTATAGCTTTTGATTCTGCTGATGATGCAAGTAATTTAAGTCTTACCGTATCGTCCGGTATTGCATATGTCAATGGATATCGTGTAGAAAATCCTTCACCTATTGAACTAATCGTACCAAAATCACAATCGACCGAAGTTGTTAATAGCGATGTTGTTCCTGTAATATACGGTAACTACGTTTTACTTGACACTGCAACAGACTTACCTGACCTCACTTATGGATCTTTAGAAATCGCTTCAGACCTCGGTGGTTCGTCTAAAATTGGTGAATGTAGAATACGAGGAATTGAACCTTCAGGATCAGGTTATAAATTGTACTTGTTTGATGTTGTTATGGACGCAGGACAAGATTTTGCGACCGCGAAATCAATTGATAATGGAAAGTATGTTATAACTAACTCAACGGGCAGCGCGGCAAGTTTGTTAGGAACAACCGACAACGATCTTTTGTTTCCAACCTCAAGACCTAGATTATCATCTTTAGACAATGTTATCATAACAACACAAAGAACTGCAATCAAAACGGCTAGTGGTACTACCTTAACTCTTGATACTCTTACTGGCGATTCATATACGGATACGAGTCAATGGTTAATTTACAATATCACGGATAATACTGCTGTAACTGTACCTACGGTTGATATAACTAATCCACAACAGGCAACGATCAGTGGTTTGATTGATACTAAACAATATCGTATATCTTATTATATCAAAACATCACAAGCCGCCACTGGCAGCGCCTTTACATTGAAAAGCAAAGCTTTAACTACAAGTGTAGGTTCCTATTATGCTGATGTTGTCACGGGTGAAGTTGATCTGGGTGTACCAGATGTGTATGAGATAGACGAAATCAGAATCGTTGCTGCTGGCGGTGGAGCTGATAATACTACAGGTGCAGATTGTTCAGAAAGATTTATTCTGGATGATGGTCAACGAGATAATTATTATGCAAACAGTAAACTATTATTGAAAGGTGGTGAATCTGATCCTTTAAGAGTATACGTTGCATTTAAATATTACGCTCACAGTACTGGTGACTTTTTTGCTGCATCAAGTTATGCATCATATGCGGATATTCCAGAACACACTTTACAAGATGGCACTATAGTAAGTCTACGAAACTATCTGGATTTTAGACCCGACAAAGATGCTGCCGGCGCTTTCACAAAAATTTCGTATCTGCCAAGAAACGGCACATCAATTAATGCTGATATTTCATACTACTTGCCTAGAGCAGACAAGTTGCTTGTCACTCAGGAAGGTGATATTCAGATATTAATGGGTCAACAATCTAGAGATCCTCAATTAAAGAAAACACCCGACAACGCTTTAGAATTGTATCAAATTTTAATGAATGCTAACACTATTGATCAAAACGATGTTCAAGTCAAACCGATCGAACATAAATTGTATACTATGTCTGATATTGGAAAGTTGGACAACAAAATTGATGAACTTAGAGAATACACAGAACTTAATCTCGCAGAACTCAGAGCTTTTCATACACCAGGATTAGATAGTGACGGTGTAGAACGCCCAGATGCTGGTTTGATTGTCGATAATGGTGATGATCAATCTGGTGCTGCTACAGATGATGGAGATTATTCTGCTGCTCTTGATCCTGAGAATAAGTTGATTCGACCTAAAGCCGATGAAGATAACATTCGTTTAATTTGCGAAACCGACTATGGTACTAGTAATATAGTTAAACGAGGCGATAATGTCTATTTACAATTTGATTCTGACGAATGGAAATTTCAGGATCTTGCTTCTCGTTCAATTAAAATTAATCCATTCGGCATGGTGGATAATGTCGGCGTTATTAAAATGTCACCTTCAACGGACGAATGGAAAGATTGTAAAAGCGAAGCAATTAAAGCGATACAAGGCACTTCTAGGTTAGATTCTAAACAAGCCTTTTTGTGGAATAATTGGCAATGGAATTGGAAGGGGCGTAATGACGATGATCTTTGGGTCAGTGCTGGCGATAAATCCAGACTTGCAAACGGAATTCGTAGCAGAGCTTCACAGGTATTTAATGACTTCTATACGTCATCTAGATCTTCGAAAAAAGCTGCCGGATTTGTTAGACGAGTAGTTGCTAGTGATACTTTAAGAATGAGGATCGGTCATCGTACTATTGATCTGGCTTTGATTCCTTGGATTCGTTCTAGAAAAATATATTTTCACGCTAAAGGATTAACACCTAATACTAAATTTACTCCGTTCTTTGATGGTAAGATAGTAACTGATTGGTGTAGAGAAGAAACCACGTTTGTTCCTTTCTCAGATAGAACCGACGATATTGGAAATCAAGGTGCACAATATAGTGCACATCCAGACGGATCAACAGAACTCCAATCAGACGATAATGGAGAAATTATTGGATCGTTTTACATTCCAAATAGGAAACCTCTATATTATATTTCTAAGAAATTAAGAAAGTCTAAAATCAAAACAGAGTATCTCAGATTTAGATCAGGTGTTCGTGAGTTTAAACTTTTAGACATTAATGTAAACGATTGGGCAAAAGCAAAAAGTAAAGCGTTTGGTTACTACAGCGTTGTTGGCGCATTAAATAACAAATCAAATAATATTTTAACTACTAGAGGCTATAAAACAGTTTCACCATTAGGATTAGGATTTGCCGGGCATCCCTCTACATACTCTCCTATCGAATTGCAATCCGCTTTGAATGGTGTATCATTAAGTGGTGGTTATACTGGTATATTTGAAGCGCAGTTAGCAGGTAAATATGGTCCAGGAACAAGTTTCTTGAACAATACTCAGTTACAAACGTTATCAAATAATGGTGAATTGTCTCAAGTTCTGTCTGATTACATTAGTGTTAACAATAAACAATATCCTTTAGGAAGCACTTCTATTGTTCCGACTCCGCAGAATCCGCTTGCTCAAACCTTCTATGTTGATAATCAATTTGGTCTTGTGTTGACTACAGTTTCATTGTATTTTAAAACGAAGTCCACCCAAGGATTGCCAGTATCAATTCATCTAAGACCTGTTGTGAATGGTAAACCTTCTAGTACAGACATTGTACCTGATTCACACGTATTTTTAAATCCGAGTGATGTGAAAACGCCTGAGGTAAATGAAGTAGTTACGTTGAATACAATTCAAGAAGATTTCGAAACATTATTTACATTTGAAGAACCTATATTTTTGCAACCGTGGACTAATTACGCTATTGTTGTATCATCAGTATCAGATGAATATGAAATATATAGTGCAAAAACTAAAGAAAGCGTGTTGGGTTCTGCGGGTCGTTTGGTCACCACTCAAGAGGGTAACGGCACACTCTTCTTACCACAGAACGGAGTTGTCTGGTTAGAATCGATGAATCAAGATCTGATGATGAAACTCACTCGGGCTAAATTCGATCTTTCGGGTGGCACTCTTATGTTGAAAAATGCACCATTGTCTGCTTTACTGTTAGAAAAAAATCCAATCAGACTTTATTCCGGATCTGACCTTGTTTATGTCAATGCGCCTTGTCATGGTTTATCTGTTGGAGATGTCACCACATTATCGGGATGTACGACTGTTGACAATGTTTCTTCAGCCACTTTAAATACAGCACACACAGTCGAGGCAGTGGATCTAGAAGGATATAGAATTCAAATTACTGGTATAAATCCAACTAAAGATATTAGTGGTGGCGGCGATGAGGTTCTATCAAGAAGAAATGCAATTTTTGATGTTGCAAATCCTAACATCGAATCTATCATACCAAACTTTTCTTCTGTTGACTATTCTGCTAAATTTCTTACAGGCAATCACATATCAGATACAACAACTGTAAGATTCCGACCTAATAATCAAGCGGGTTCAATGATCGATGCTAAGTTTGAAAAAATAACTCCTGATCAAAATATTGAATTTGATCAACCAAGAGCTATTTTTAATTCTGCAAAAATAGATGGAACTAGTGGTCTAGGTAGTACAACTCCAGGATCAAACGCATCAGTTTATGTAAAGGTTGATTTAAAAACTTCTAATGATTATATTTCACCTATCATAGATCTTCAAAGAACATCTCTTACTTTAATTGGAGAATGTTTCGACGATGGTAACACCTCACTTAATCCGGTATCAGAAACCGCCGCTAGTGGTGGAACAGCAGGATCTAAACACATCACTACACCAGTAACCCTTGAAGTTCCTGCGGTATCGATTGACGTTAAAGCCGAAGTTACGACACCTCCAGGTTCAAACGTAGATCTGTATTATAGAACTGCTACGGCTGATCAGAATATTAGTGAAGTTTCGTGGGTTTATCAACCACCCGAAAACTCAATTGCAAATTCTACTAGTTCAGTAGAAGCACATTGGTTACCTGGCGGCAAAAATGGCACACTACCACCTTTCCAACAAGCTCAGACTAAATTTGTCATGACTGGTATTGATCGTGCGCCTAGATTAACTATGGAAAGTAAACAAGGTATTGTGACTAGATTCTTTGCAGTTTAATTATGGACGATTTTATTGAAGTACAAGGCTATCCGGGCTTAGTTCGTGATCAAAAGACTAATGCTATATTAAACGTCGATATGGATAAAATCGAGCGGGCCCGAATTGCCAAAAAACTACGTTTAGAAAAACGTCAGGACGAAACAATGCTAAATGCTAGACTGTATTCTTTGGAATCTGACATATCCGAAATAAAAAACGCATTGGAACTGATAACTAAAAAACTTATATAAATAAAACCATATCATATGAAGTTTTATAAATGTCATTTAGACCAATCCGATTTGCCAACTCTATCGAGAATGCTGGTGCAGTTAAACAGTTTACGTTAACTGACGAAGATTATTTAGCTTATGTGGCGGGAAAACATCTCAGTGAGATGGTCGAAGGCGATCCTACTACTTTAACCAACAATTCTAGTGCCACTACTTTAAATGTAGGCACTTACGTTGATACTGTAATAAATCCTTCTGAACCCAGCGAAGGACCTAGAACCCATTCTCGTGTGTATAATGTAAATGCAACATCTGTTCCTTCTAATGGAACCAATACGCTTGAGTACGAAAACCCCGTCAATTTACCTTCATTAGTCTACGTTGACGATACTGTTAGTATTACCGTTCTTATTGATGCAACAAACGCTGGTAATGGTTTCGAAGAAATTCAAACATCTATGACCATTGGTCAAGCATCTAATAACTATGTTATTAACTCGACTGTTATTAATCCCGTTGCTGGGTTTATAGAAACTACCGGAGTTAATGCGGAAGGAATAACAGTTTCGTGGGAAGACTTTTCTTCTTCGTCCACTAAACTCCAAGGGCAGTATTCGGCAACATACGATATAGCATTTACTGATATTGGTTATATGACTTTTGAATTTTCTACAACAGTTACAGATACCGATAATGCAGTCTCTACTGCATCAGATTTTTTTACCTCTTTTATACGGGTAGAACGTTCAGACACTCCCGGAATATCTGAAATTGAATCTTCGGTTTATCAAAACTCTATAGACGTAGTGCAGGAAGAAGGTGATGATAGAAGATATCCTATATTTTATGATAGATGGCGTAGAGGATTAAAAGAAACAAACGATCTTGAACTTGACGCTATGTGTCAAAGAATAGTATCTAATATAATGTCACATGAACGTTCGGGCACTTATCGTTTAGCTTCAGAATCGCCGGGTTCAGATTGGCAGGTCTCTTTACCAAACATATTTGTTGACACTCGTTATGATGGCACTGCAATTGGATACAGTATTTGGAATAGAAAATCTGAATTTCATCCAACACCTTATAAACCTTTAATGGTTAGACGCGATAATAATAATTTTGATGGTCTTCAGGAAATGACCGAAGATCAAGTGAAGTTTACATTTGGCGAAAGAGCCAAACGTATTATTATTGAGTCAGGGATTGGTCGTTATCAATTAAGATCTAGTGAACAAGGTCCACCCACTGATGAAGGCACTTGGATTGCTAGAGGTGTAGCACTGGACACCAGAGTTTCCTATAATGTAAATGAAGGTTATGAATCCGTATCGACGTATGCAACGGATTATGAGGCTAGTTTTCTTGGCATACTTGATTACGAAACAGAATATCAATCTACTTATACCACAGATTATGCGACCGATTATGAATCATCTTATAATACACAATATCTAAACGAGTTTTCTGAACCATATGAAGGCACTTATATAGGCACGTATCAGGGTGGTTATGAAACTGATTATTTAACTGATTATGAACAAGAATATGAACACGAATATGAGGGCACTTACAGCACGGATTTTGAAGGTATTACGGACAGTGAATTCTATCAAACGTCATATACGGGTGTAATTGATATAGAACCTTACGATGGTGAATATCAGGGCGCTTTATATGAAGCATCGTTTGAAGGCATATACGCAGGACCATATTCTACCGATTATGAAACTATTTACTCTGGTGAATATCAATCAAGTTTTGATGGTGACTATGCTGCAACCTTTGATGGTGATTATGAAGGCAGTTTTGATGGTGACTATGCTGCAACCTTTGATGGTGATTATGAAGGCAGTTATCAAGGCAGTTACGCTGCAACTTTTGATGGACAATATGAACCAGACTATATTGGTAGTTACACTGCAACCTTTGATGGGCAATATGAACCTGACTATATTGGCAGTTACACTGCAACTTTTGATGGGCAATATGAGGGCAGTTATCAAGGCGGCTATGCAGTAACATTCACTGGTCAATATACAGGAACCTTTGAAGGAACTCCAGTATCTGTTCCTTATCAAGGCATTCCTGTATCACAAACCTTTGAAGGTACTGCTGCATCGGAAACCTTTGATGGTACCGCTGTATCACAAACCTTTGAAGGTACTGCTGATTCTCAAACCTTTGAAGGTTCTGCTGTATCACAAACCTTTGAAGGTACTGCTGCATCTCAAACCTTTGAAGGTACTGCTGCATCTCAAACCTTTGAAGGTACTGCTGATTCTCAAACCTTTGATGGTTCTGCTGTATCACAAACCTTTGAAGGTACTGCTGATTCTCAAACCTTTGATGATGGTAATCCTTACACAGCAACATTCACCGGATCTTACACTCCAACGTTTACCGGATCTTACACGCCAACGTTTACTGGATCTTACACTCCAACGTTTACTGGATCATATACACCAACATTCACAGGATCTTATACACCAACATTCACAGGATCTTATACTCCAACGTTTACTGGATCATATACGCCAACGTTTACTGGATCTTACACTCCAACGTTTACTGGGTCTTACACACCAACGTTTACTGGGTCTTACACACCAACGTTTACTGGAAATTATCAAAGAACATATGTTGGTCCTGGAACCATTTACTCTCGAACTGCGCCAGTGTCATATTGGTTAAGACAAGTAGAGTATATTCCGGAAGACGACACCACCGAGGAGCAATACACAATTTATTATCAGGGCTCCATTGTTGCTAGCGGCTTCGGTAACTCCGGTAATCCAACTTCAGTATCAGCTGGAGGCTTCACATATACACGAGGTGCTCTTGAAGATACGGTTAATCTCGGCCTTACAACAGAACTCTATTATAGTTATACTCGGGCATAAAGACAATGGCAGATTTTTTAAATTTTGAAGGCCCACAAATATCACAAACCTTTGATGGTACCGCTGTATCACAAACCTTTGAGGGTACTGCTGTATCACAAACCTTTGATGGTACCGCTGTATCACAAACCTTTGATGGTACCGCTGTATCACAAACCTTTGAAGGTACTGCTGTATCACAGACCTTTGAGGGTACTGCTGTATCACAAACCTTTGATGGTACCGCTGTATCACAAACCTTTGAGGGTACTGCTGTATCACAGACCTTTGAGGGTACTGCTGTATCACAAACCTTTGATGGTACCGCTGTATCACAAACCTTTGAAGGTTCTCCTTACACAGCAACGTTCACCGGATCATATTCGCCAACGTTCACCGGATCTTACACCCCAACGTTTACTGGGTCATATTCGCCAACGTTCACCGGATCTTACACCCCAACGTTTACTGGGTCATATTCGCCAACGTTCACCGGATCTTACACTCCAACGTTT